TTGCTGCCTTGTCTTTGAACTCTTCAGAGAGGTCCTCACCCTCTACAAGAGCGTCAACGTCCTCTTTCACAGAAATGGACTTGATCTTTTCTTCGATGGCATCTTTCTCAGCTTTAAGTTTCTTCAACTCTTCAGCGGCCTCATCGACCTCTTCTGGATGCATGTCATCTTTCATCATCATCTCATAAGCAGCTTTGAGTTCGACTACCTTCATGCCTTCCATCTTACCCATCATTTCTTTCTTCATCATCTCTTTGGTCATGCGAGCTTCAGAGAGTTCTTCATCTCCTTCTGGCTCATAACCAGCAGCCATAGCCTGTGATTTATTTGGTGTTGGTGTGCCATCGGCTTTACCGTGACCCTTTACCATCTTTTGAGGTTTACCCTCTGATTTCTGCTGTTCATCACCATTAACCTCTTTAGTGGATTTGCTAGCTTTTGCACCTAGCGAATCGTCTGGATCATTAACAGCTTTTTCGATTGGTTGAATTGAGCCTTCGGGACTTGCATTATTCAAAGTCTCCTCAGCACCATCTTCAGCATTCTTTTTTACTTTTGCAGGAGCTTCTGCCTTCCCGCCCGAATCATCGGGCTGATGTGCGGTTTCTTCTAGTTCCGCCAATACCTCAGCTTCAAGCTCCTCAATTGTTTTATCTAATTCGGACATGGAATTGTCTCCTTTTTGCAATTATATTATTTATACTTTATAACATTTTGAGGAATTTGGCGAACTCTAACGCTTCAACATTCGCCTGTTTCTGACGCTTCTTAACGTCAAATTCTGTTTTTAACTTCGCAACATGTGCCTCAACTAACGCACCGTGGTTCCAGACCCACTCTTTGCCCTCCATAATACCCTCTACAAATGCATTTGGCGCAGAAGGGTCAGCCACAATGTCAGCAGCTGTTGCTAGGTAAAAATCATCTCTCACATAATTGGCGCCGTTCTTTTGTACAAGACTTCCCATCCCTCTTGAGGAGACTCCAAGTTTAGCACCTTCGTCCATTAGATTTTTAACAATTTCACCCATTGGTGTAGACATAATCTTTGCCTCACCAATAAAATTTTTACCATCTGGTTTTAATGATGTTATCATGTGTGACACTCTTTCGAGGTTCACGGTTGGGCCATCTGGGTGGCCTAGTTCGCCGAACGCACGTTTCTCGTTGACAAACTTTTTATTATACTTTGCAACTTCCCTTTCAAGGACTTCCATAGGGTAAACACGGCCGTTACGGTTCTTCACATCTGCTTGCATGAAGATACCCTTAATCGCATAATTCTTTTTACCGTCTTCTTTTTGTTCGCAGATATATTCTACTTCCTCTACGGCCTCCGAAAATAGTTTTACCGTTTCCATGTTCATCCCCTATGATGTGAAGTTCTCATCTTTGCGTAATTCGATTATCATTGATCCAGAGCTGCTACGCAAACTCAACTCCAAGTCACCAGAAGTTGCACCTGTGTTTGTTGCGTTATTGGTGATTGGTCCAGCTGTCCCGTCATAGTGTCCAGTTCCAGCAAGATTGATTGCAAGTGTATCAGCTGATGCGCCCTTAAATTCTACAAACGCCCAGTTCTTGTCATCATCGTTGACACCGCCAGTTATTTGCCACCAAATACGAGTGATATCTAATTTTGCGCCGTTAGCATGACCGTCTAACGCTGACGCATCTAGAATTGTATTGTTGGAACTAGTTTCGTCATCCCAATTAACCAAAATTGTAACTTTACCGCCAGCACCGGCAGCATTGACCACTGTATCTTTTAGTGTTCTAGTTGCAACAGCCATCCTCTAACTCCTTAAATCGAAAGCATTTCTTTTTCAAAATAATTCATAAGTTCCTTTTCTGGAACTCTGTATTTTCTTGAAATATCTTTTATAGTTTTTTCAAAACTATTTAGGAAATCTGAAGGTTTAGCGTCCATTACACCGAAAATATCGTCCACGGCATCCTTTAATTTAGGTGAAAGCCTCTTGTATTCTTTGGATTTCCTATGTTCATCCTTTTCTACAACTGTAGACTCATATATTTCCTCAATCCGTTTCATCTTCCCAACTCTTAACAAATGTCTTAGCCATTTCTTTTCGGCGTGTTTCTAAAGCATCACCAACCTTACTTGTTATAGCGCTGTTAAAAATTTGTTCAGCTTCTAAATTATCACCCATTTCGAGTGCGTTTACAATTTCTTTACTCATTATTTATCTCCGTTTCCGTTCTTTTTTGCATCTGCATCTGCATCTTTTAGCCCTGCATCCGCCTTCGCTTGTTGTGCTTGCGCTTTCTTCAGTTCATCTTCTGGGTCTTCTGCACCGTGGAAGGTATCATAATCATCAGCACCAATAGGCGCACCAGAGCCATCCGAAGGATAACGAGTAACACCATCGCCACCTTTTGGAATTGAGATACCACCGTCCATCGGGTCCATGTCCATTTCTCTGGCAATCTGATCTCTCATGTCATCAATCTGAGAATCGTTCATGCGAAGGATATTTTTCAACACATATTCTTTACTGAAGAATGTTCCGATATAAGACTGTATGCTGTCAAGAGCGTCAATACGATCTCTCAACAATTCAGCCTCTTTTAGTTCTGCAAAGTGACCATCTTTCAAGAAATCATATTGGATGTGTTCTTTCATCACATCCCAATCTTCTAAAGAAACAATCCCTTTCAAAACTAATTGTGTTTTAAGAATATCACTGAATAGATGAGTGAACTTCTTTCTTATCTTTTGAATGAACTTTGTAAATTTGAGTTCATCTCTAGTAATCTCTGTGGTTCGACCAAGACTAAAATTATTTTCTGCTTCAAGCCTAGAAATTGGCACGTTCAAAGAACGATACAACTTTTGTCTGAAATATTCTATGTCTTCAATTTCACCTAAGTTTGCGCCGCCTGACAAAGTATCAATTTCTGTCCCTCGGCCGCCTTCTCGTCTTGGCAGCCAAAAATCTTCCAACATACTCATTTGATTACGATCATCTCGTATTTCACCAGTTGATGCGTCATATACCAACTTGTTACGATAACGATTCATCACATCTTTAAGATATTGCTCTGCTTTTATCTTGGGTAGATTGCCAACATCAATGTAGAAAATTCTACGCTCGGGCGCTCTTGAAATGCGATAGATAACCAATGCATCTTCAATCATCCTTAGTTGATTGACAGGTTTAATTGCTTTGTGTAAATATGATAAAACTTTTCCACCATTCTGGTCAATGACACCAGATGGGCAATATGCGATTGCATCAGCAGCAATCTTTATTCCTTGATTTGCACCACCATATCCGGCTGAGAAAAGACCTTTTTCATTATAGATATAATATTCGTCAACCTTCTTGATCATATCCACGCCGGTTTTAGCATCTTTGTCTTTCTTAACCTGTCTTGCTTTTTTAATTTTTGTCGGATCAATATAGCGAAGGTCTACAATGCCTCTTCTAGGATTTTTGCTATCTATAACTTTGTGATAGAAAATCCTACCATCGACATACCACCTACGCATAATATCTTGGCCCTTTTCTTCAAAGTCTAAAAGGGACAAAACTTCCTCAAATTCTTTTCTAATTGCTCTTTTGATTTTTTCTGGATAAGGCATACGGTCTGTTCTAAGAGTGACCGGCAAAGACACCTCATCATAAGATATAGCCTCATTGATAATATCTTCAACCGCACTGTCACATTCTGGTTGTTGTGCGATATCTCTGTATCTACGAATGAGGTCTAGTTCTGTTTTTTCTCGACCATCTGTGTCCAGAATTTGGCCAAAGAAACCGCCACCAGCGATATCTATTGCGCCGTCATCAGGAGTTGGGGTGGTGAAAACTTGCTCACCACCCGTATCCTTTTTAACACGATTGATCGTGAATCCGAAAAGTTCAGCCATAATATCTCCTACCTGTTATTTAGTAGGTTTTTAATCACTATTAAAAAATTGACGGTATGTCAGCATCACCTGATCCGACACCAGTTGTGACGAAGTGTTGATACCTCCAAGTAACTTCAAATTCTTCAATTTCGTTTGCACTTTCAGAAGCTAGTGCAATCTCTCCGATTGCCTGTGGCCATGCGTTGACAAATTTATACGTTTTTAGAACCGCATTGTCTCTATCAAGTTGTGACACCGACAGATCAGCAACATAGTCTAACGTGCGAGTTAGTCCACTTCCTGTAGCGAGATCGTTAATCGAATTACTCCAAACTTCTAGTTGATTACGAAGCGCAAAATCTGTGTCATTAATAAATGTAACCGTCCAAGGATCGGCAAAATCTCTGTCACCAGCAATTCTGATTGTTCTTCCACGAAATGGAATTTCAATCTCTTCAATAGACATAGCTGGTAGAGATGTGCCTTTTGCCAAAAACGCACCCGTCTCTGCCGGGAAGGCTACGCCACCGGCCGGCGGGTTAGTAATTTCGACTCTAAACTGATTAGCTCTGGCACCGCCACCTATCAGTTTAGCTCGAAAGTCATCAATTGTTCCAACCATCTGTTTCTACCTCCTTCTAAAACTTGCCAACAACTTCAGAGAACTCAACACCTGTGCGAACTGCGACAAAGTTAAGCGTAATGAAGTTGATTGATCGAGCTGGTTTAATGTAGATATCGCCGATAAATTCGTTTCGGTCAATAACTTCACCAGTATTGTTTGAACCATCAGCAACAACTTGGAAGTCAGTGATACCCCTACGTCCCTGTACATCTCTCAAGAAGGGTTCAACTAAGTTACGGAACTGAGCCCGTGTGAACTCGTCGTTGAACTCAAAGAGCATAAACTTGGCCGCAGTTGCAATCGCTTTCTCAAGAACAAGGAACAGTCGCCGAACGTTAATACGGTCAAATGCACTTGGTCTTGTGAGAGCAGTTTTATCACCGAAGAGAACCACACCTTGGCCTGGGAAGTCAACCACAGGATTGATCCGAGCCTTGTAAAGAATGTCTCTTTCAGACTGCATGGGATTGTATGCAAGTTTAATTGCACCACGAATATTACCACGATTGTAACCACCTGGCGAGAACCACGGATCAGCAACTCTATCTGTGTGAGCGCACAATCCAGCGATATCACCATTCAGTGGCACATAACGGTATACGTCAGCATATTTGTCATACATGTATTTGTATCCACTGTCGTAAACCACATAGGAAGATGATGGTAGCGTATCAAAACTATCTTTTACATTAGTAGTTTGAGTATTAGAACTCTGAACATTCACAACCGCCTGACGAGCGGGTGAGAGGAATGCAACACAGTCCCTACGAAGCTCCACAAGATCGGTAATCATTGTACCGTGTGTATCAAACTCGTCACCAGCAGTACCGAATGAGGAACCTGAGACAGTTACCGAAGGCCCGCCTAGAACGAAGTTAATGTCATGGAGTTCAGTATTTGCGAAGAGGTCATAAGCTTCTCTCTTCTCACCCAATGTAAGTGCATAATCGTCAGTCCCACCTGTGAGACTGTCATACGTTGGTGTATCAACAGCTACGTAAGAACCAGCGTTTGTGTTGAGGATGATGTTGTCTCCATCTGTTTCGTCAATGACATTATCACCTTCATCTGACTTAGACGAGTCAGTTCCGTTCAAGATGACAGCATTACTAAGATCAAGATCATCGCCCCAGTTAGTTCCAGCAGGCAAATGATCCATCCAGTAAATTTGAGCTGATTGACTGTAAAGAACCTCTACATAATAATTTGTTCCACCTTGTGGAGTTTTTGCATTTGGGTTCTTTGACAATGAAGCAAATGTCTCTAAAACCGCAAGTGTTCTCTGTCCAGCAACACTTTCAGAAAAACCAGTAAGTTTTCCTGTCGTGTCATAAACAACAATATGCAACTCATCATTTGTTCCTCGGCCATTTTCCGTTGACCATTCAGATGTGCCGGGAGGTTGATCGAATAAGTCAAAAAACTTCCAACGGCGGCGAATGAAAGAGTTATCAGCAAGAGAAGCAGCAAGTCCTGAGCCATTCGGATTATCAAGTTCACGAATAGTAACAACGTTGGTCGCTGTGTTTCTTGCCGTAACTTCGTATTGTTTACCAGCATGTCCTGTAGCTGGTGTGCCGAAACCACTGTCTGTGAAGAATGAAAGAATGTCTCCAACATTAATCTCATTACTTGCAAGATCAACATCGTCAACTGTAATTGTTGTAGCACCACTGGATGCTGCACCGTTAACTTGGTTTGCACCTGTAATATCTTGAGAGAATGCAGTGGCCGTTGCACAAACTGAAACAGCAAGTGAGTTACCCCAATCTCCAGCAGTTCTTGCTGCAAATGGACCGACACTACCTTGACCGTCTCTAAAAGAATTTGTGTAATGATCTGTATCTCTAATTAAAAGTCCGAGTTCAGAAGCAGCGTTTAGGACGCCTGACTCGGCACGCACAACTTTTAGTGCGTTTGAATACTGCAAAAAGTTTGCAGCGGTGAAGAAATATTCAAAGTTGTTTGAATTTGGCTCACCGAAGATTTCAACCAGTTCCGCTTCCGAACCGATATTTGTAACAGTTGCAACGGGCCCTCTTTCAAAAGGACCAGCAACAGCACCAATATTTGTTTGTACAGCAGGGACAATGTTTGTTAAGTCGATTTCTCTTACATGTACGCCTGGCGACACTAAAAAACTCATTTCCTTACTCCTTTATTATAACCGTAGAGTTGTCTCTCTGTTACTATTATTTATAAAAAAATGTTTCCTAAACCAGTTTTTTATATGCGAGTTTACTTATAAATAGTTTAATGAACGAACACTATGAAAAATACAAAGATACCATCAAGAAAGTCACTAAACGAAACTATCGTAAA